GTATTTTCGAACGACTTTGGGCTGGCAATTCAGAGCACGATCAGAACCAGAAAAATGGATATAGGGCTGATGCATTAGCGGCCATTAGGGCATTAAACCTAAAATTAATCATTGCTGAGTGAAGACGATAAATATGTCAAAGGCGACTAAAGTTGAATTCGATCTATTTTATTGTTAAATCAGAAGTTGATAAAAACAAGCATAAGCTTCTAGAATTATTTTTCAAAGACTGGGTCGATACTTCGTGTGATAACGAGGTTCAATATAAGGTCGAGGAAATAGGGATTGCTTTCCTTGATGATTCCTATACAACATTCAAGGTCGATTTCGAAAAACAAGAAGATGCCCTTGCACTACGTCTACGCGGCGTACCAGCCGAATTTCAAAACTACTTGGAAATTGTCGACTAAGGTAGTTGACAATTTAGTTTACCCATAGTAAACTACAAATAGGGCAATCAGCCCAAAATAAACAAGAACGGTGATCTATGGATACTTTACTTTTAAACGCAGACGGAACTCCTCTTTCTCATGTACCACTCTCTGTGGTAACATGGCAGGTGGCTATGCGTCTGTTGTTTCTTGAAAAGGTGAAGACCTTGAAGGAATACGACAACTGGACGATCAGGTCGCAGCATTTGGAAATGAAGGTTCCTTCTATTGTTATCATGACGGAACAGGTCAAGTGGAGCAAGCATCTTAAGTACAGCCGTAACAACGTGTACCTGCGAGACGACTTTACTTGTCAGCTTCAAACGACATGGCGTTGCAAGGAGTCCCACGGTAAGGTCAAGCTGGCTGAATTGACACTTGACCACGTGGTTCCCAGGTCGCGCGGTGGTAAGACCAACTGGACTAACGTCTGCACCTCCTGCAAGGAATGCAACAGCGAGAAGGGTAACGACCATACGGTACTTCCAAAGAAGATGCCTAAGAAGCCTACCTATTACGAAATTTTGGCAAAGCGCAAGAAGTTGCCTATTCATATTCGTGATGAGGAATGGAAGTTCTACATCGATTGGCCAGAAGACCTGATTAAGGTTATGCCTCAACCAGGAGAGCATGGTCACAAGTAAGCTGAGTTAAAGCAGCACAGAAAAGGAGCCTCAGGGCTCCTTTTCTTCATTATGTACTTTGTTAATACCAAAAAGAACCAATTTTTGTCCAATAAAATCCGTAATTAGTTGAACGAATGATAAGTAATAGCGGTAGAGAATACTACAAACCCATTATTTAACGGAGAATAAAATGGCAAAAGCATCAAAGAAAATAGCAGCAGCACCAGCAGTAGAAACGGTAACACCAGCGGCTGATGCAGCAACAACAACAAGTATCGAACCAGTTCAGCTAACAATTGCTGATCTTCAGCTTTTGGCTCGTATCGTTGATTTGGCATCGCGCCGTGGCGCATTCCAAGCTGGCGAGCTTTCACAAGTGGGCGATGCTTACAATAAGCTCGCAGGTTTCCTAACATACGTCGAAAGCGTACAAAAGAAAGAAGAAGCTGAAAAGGTAGAAGCACCAGCAGCAACAGAAACACCGGCAGCGTAATCAAAGGGGCTTTGCCCCTTTAAGGAGTAATTATGGCAATAGAAGGCCTAAAAAAGCACGCCGGGCAGCTTGTAAATACCGGAGTTCGTGTCGCTGTAGTGTTTAGAAAACTTCCTAACGATGATTCAAGTTGCTTGATCGTTGAAACAGAACGTCTTCCTGACAGCTATCACGATTATCTAATTCAATGCTTAAACAGCAAAGAAGCAGTTGAAACAAATGACTTCTACGAAGTCTTAAATCGCAGGACTTTTCCAGATGGTTTGAATTGCCTAACAGCTTTACACCAACGTGGATTTCTGCGTAAGGAACCAGTAACCAATATTACTATGCTTCCTTTGCCAAATCAGCCTGTACCATTGGCTCTTATTAATGCGACCATTGATAAAAAGGTTGATGAATATGTGGCTAAGCAGAAATCACAATCCTCTGCAGATGTTGTCGCAGAAACTGTAAATGCTGTAAAGGCAGACCCGGTGGCTGTCGCTAAGGGATTAATCCTGCAAGCAGAATTGCTTGAAAAGGATGCATCGGCGAAGCGCGAAGAAGCATATGCACTAGCACCGGACTTGAAGCCCGGTAAAGGTCGTCCTGCAGATCCTGAAGAGATTAAGGCTGAGAAGCTTGAAGAGCGTAAGGAAAAGCGTCGTGAGCGTGATCGTCTTCGTGCTGCCGAAGCAAAGGCAGATAAGAAAGATGCTGAGCTAGATGCTAAAGTCGAAGCTAAACTCATAAGAGATGCGGCTCGACTTGCGGCTAAGGCCACCGCTAAAGCATAAGGTAATGCTCCCAATAACAAGCTGGTTTATCCAGCTTGTTTTCTGATAAATATCAGGTAAATGGGAGATGTTCATAATGGCTAAAAAAACGACCACAAGCTTCAATCTTGATAAGGCGATCAGCAGGATCGCCAAGCCATCTGTCTTTGATCGTATAGTGAAAGAGATTGATGCTAAGGAAATTCCATCACGATATATCGACCACATCCTGGTTCAATACTATGACGGTAATGTTGTAGAATTAAGTGGATCGGAAATAACTTATCCCATTCCGCTAAACAAAAATGCGACCTGGGCAGCTATGGAAGACTCATTTAAGAAGATGAGAGATGTAAAAGTATTCATCAATACAGATACACTCGAAAAAGATATAAACGAACAAGTTGAAAAACTTATTGGACCACACTGTTAAGAGTTAAATTTCTTTTCTAACCACTTGAAATCATTAATCAACCTGAGTTGTTCAGGTTGATTAATATTCTCTGCTCCAAATTCCCTGCCTTCATTTGCTCCCATAATAGCAAAATCTCCAAATTCCCTATCTGCGCCTTTGGTGCACCAAACATTCAATCTTTCTTCAGTTTCTGTGTTGTCCTGATTTGGAATAAGTTTGGAAGCAAGTTTCGCACATTCCCTAAAACCACTTCTCCAGGATGAGAATGGATCAGTATTGAAATGTGTTATATTGCTTACTTCGGGAATAACTTTAAGACTCTTCGATACAGTTGTGGTAAAGTCAATAGGTGATCCATCGTATTCAACAAGTAGCTTCGAGGGGAATAATTTGATACCGCCATATCCATATTCCAGATCATTCACCGGGTTGTGAGAATACCATACATGCACAGATTGCATATCGAACCACGGAGGACAGTAATCAAAGTTGAATGAGGGTAATATTTCAGCGTCAGCATCAACTACATAGAACATATCAGATTTTTCATGAAAAGCCCATTTTGCAGCCGATTTATGAGCTTCCATAATGCCTTTGATATTGTGAAGTCTCTTTGCTCTTGGAAATCTATTATGCAACTTCTTAAAGTTTGTATCAGCATATACTTCATCATAACTAAGAAATATTATATCAAATGTAGGATGTTTATAAATATCACCCTCCATCTGCTTAATCCTTATTTCTCCACTACTAAGAGCAACATCGGTGAATTTAGAAGGATTATCTAATACCATTTGTTTATTAAATAGTCTTACCTTATTATCATTATTCCAAATGTGCATGTATTCTTTATCCCATTCTTCAGGTTTAAAGTTAAAATCAAATTTAGGAAAAAGTATTTCTCTATCTGTAGCAATCACATAGAAATAATCGACTGTACAATTCCTAGCCATCTGTACTAGGATATCACCAGTTAGTTCTAGGTCTTCAGATTCGTAGATTCCATTGACAGAAATCTGATTGTTGATTTTATCAACAACAGATTTGATCTGTGCGTTTGATAGGATATAGATATGTTGTGTCATTTAGTTTTCTTTAAATACTATGTTATTTATCTGGATTCTATTGACGGTAAATTTATTAAATTATACAATATAGCAACTTCAAGGTCACCCATGAAAAAGTTTATCGCTGCTCTATTCGTCACAGCAGCATCCTTTACTGCCTATGCGCAAAACTCTGGTTGGAACATTTCGGATGTTATCAACAAGGATAAAATGTCTGTAGGATATATCTATCACACCTATGCGGTAGGTACAAAAATGGGTGCCAAGCCTGAAAAGGTAGCAGCGGGTCTTAGATTAGTATGTTCCGTAAAGGGTAAGAGTGATCCTATTCTTGCTGTATTTTGGAACGGTATGTTACCGACCAGTTATTCTCAGACTGTAGAAATTTCTATTGACGGACAACCTGTATCTAAGGATACATGGACACACGATGGATCCTTGCTTTATATGACCGAACCCGTAGCTCATGTCCTTATTGATAACATGAAGACGGGTAGGATTTTGAATGCCACATGGACAGATAATTCTATTCAATATAAGGTAGCGTTTGATATTTCCACCTTCAAATCGAAATTAGGTGAATTCAACCAATCTTGCAAGACACAACTATAAATAGGTATATAATACCGGAGTTCGTTATATGAAAAAATTGTTGGAGAATAGCCTATTCACCATCATGCTATCTCTCCTGCTAACAACCATTACTCTTAATTGGGTAATGACTGGCGACCCAACGAAATCTTTCCTAACACCACATTCATTGGTGAGCCAAACTACAGGAATTAAGCGTGTCGACGTTGAATTTTCTAGTAGAAAGATTTATTTAAG